AGATTAAATCAAGCGCTGTTAGTATTGCTTACGAGTTTAGACAGGGGCTGGGAGGAAATCGCTAATGGTACAAGCAAAACGCTATCGTCCTAGCGTTACTGTTACGTTTTCTACAGAAAAAGGTGATATTACCCTCCGTGCGGAAACGACGGAGGTTTCATCTTTGTCTAAGGAGATTTTGAACGTTTCAACGAATAACGACCTTAACGTTGATGCGGGAACGTTTCAGATAACGCTTCCAAATAAAAATCGTTGGGATTTAACGCTAGGCTCTAATGACAAAGTAATTATCCAGATGAAACGCTACGATGATGAAACGATATCTACTGTTATGGTTGGGCTAGTCGATGATGTGCGACGCACCGTTACAGTACAGGGTACGACTCCACAAAGAACAGTCACCATTACAGGAAGAACATTCGCGAAAGCGCTTATGAACTTCGAAGTAGGCGTTGTTCAAGAGACTAATATGACGACGACAAGTATGGGTTGGCTAGCTGGAAGGGTTACGTTCGCTGGTCAGTCAGCTGCAAGTATCGTGGAACAGCTGTGGGCTGAGTTAATCTTTAAGTATATGAACTATGAGTTTAACGATGGAAAGAAAGCGATTGACGTTATTGACCTCCAGCTGAGTAGCAGACCTAATGAAAAGTTATTCGATGAAAAATCGTTTATTAACTATCAAGGTTCGATGCAATCATTCCTACGTGAAGTTTCGAATGAGCCGTTTAACCAAATGTACTGGGAGAGTTATGATAATGAAATGCCTAGCTTCGTATTCCGCGAAACACCTTTCAACCCGAAAAACTGGAATGACCTGCCACTCCATATCGTAGAAGACAAGCATGTAATTAATCCATCGATTGGTAAAAGTGACATCGAAGCTTACGCGCTCTTTTCTGTCGGTATGCAGAACTTCTTTAGTACGTTCGATGTAAACCAAACGATGGATGTGTTCCCATTGTGGCATGAGCCTTATTTTAAGAAGTTTGGATTGCGTAGGCTTCACCGTTATACTGGTTACGTCGGATATGCTGATGGCGGTGACGTAGGTGACTCCAGAAGCCAACTACAGTCTTATCAGCAGGACTTATATAACTGGAACATCTTAAACCCACGATTCTATAACGGCTTTCTCACAGTAATCGGTGAGAGCAAATATAAAATCGGTGACAGGCTTCTCTACTTGTCTCTTGAGTCAGGTGTGGATATCGAGTTCTTTATTGAGTCAGTTTCTCATGAGTTCGATGTGTACGGCTCTTGGATTACGAGACTGGGTGTTACACGTGGACTTCCTAAAGGTGGAGATAAACGGTTTGAAGCTCCTTGGGGTGTTTATACCGATTACGAAGGTGGAGCACTAGGTGAACCATCTATTCAGCTAGGTAGCACAACCGGCTCAACTGTAGATGGTAACTTCACACTACCAACAGGTGGAGCTACGGGTACTGCAGCCACGATCCTACAGTATGCTCAATCGTTTGTTGGTAAAACAAGATATGTATTTGGTGGAGGACGTTCACAGTCTCAAATTAACTCAGGCATATTCGATTGCTCTTCATGGGTACATTACGTGTTTAAGCAGAATGGGATTATATTAGGTAGTGATAACCCAGCTAACGTGAACACTGATGTAATCGCCAAACAAGGGCAAGCCGTTAACGGGGTTAGTAATATGCAACCAGGAGATTTAGTATTCTTTAACACCTACAAGCACAATGGTCACATCGGTATTTACATGGGTGGTGATCAGTGGATTGGTTGTCAGACTTCGCATGGAGTTAAAGTTGAAAGTTTAAACGGCTCGTACTATAAGAGTAAATTAAGCTCCACAATACGTCGGGTACTCTAGGAGTGATAAAATGGAGATTCACAATATAAAACTACAGAGTTCACTGGGTAGAATGCAACACTTCTATCGACAAGATATGGACATGAACGGCTTTATGGCGCTGGCTCGTGTCCTTAAAGTTCATCATAAATCCGGTACGGCTGATATAGCTCTCGTAAACTCGAAAGACACCTATTCATCGAGTTCAGTTAACGAAGGAAAGTTTGCCGCGCGTATCGTACAGAACACAGCGAACTTCGATGAGAAAAGACAGCGTTACTGGGGTACGGTTGACCCAATCGCAGAAGGCTCGCTTGTGCTCGTAGCGTTTATGGAAAACATGAAACAGCGCCCCATCATCTTAGGGGCTTTTCACCGCCCTGATAACGTCGATAATCCTTTTACTAACCTTTACCCCTTAAAAGAGAAAAACGAAGGGCTACACCGTCGAGAAGCGCTGAAAAAGCTACGTATAAATCCTGCGTTAACTTATCAGAAAATAGACGGAGAAGGCAACATCGAAGTCACGTTTGGCTCGAAGTCTTTCTTTGCGATGTATAATACGAACATGGATCCTATGGGTCACCTAGCTGATAACCACGGAGGATTCGACCATGCCGACCTAACCGAAATAGATAAACGAACAGGCACACCTCTGGAAGCTGACTGGGAAGAATCGAAAGCCCCAGCAAGATTTCTATTCGTGAAACGTAATTTTGATAACACCGATGGTTGGACAAAGTTCTTCTTAGATGAGTTTGGTATGTTCCGAATTACGAGAGACAACAACGATGGAAAGCTTTCTTATTTCGAACTAAACGAAGATGGTAGTATGAAATTCCGTCAACAGCAAGACGAGGTGTTACATGGTGAGGGAGAGAAGTTCTCTGAGCTAGGCATGACAGCTACGGGAGAGCCTTACTTGAAACATCACAGTGGTAGCATCATAACGTTCGACGGTGAAGACATTATTATCCGTGCGAAAGGGAAAGTAATCCAAGAGGAAGGAGCTGAGTGACATGCCCCAAAGTGATGGCAAGAATACCTTAAAACGGTTTGAGTTTGAATTTAAGGGTAAATCCTACAAGTTTAATCTAAATCCTGAAGAGTACACACAGGACGAGCCAGTACGAACAGTCGTAACGCAAACGCTTGGTGGAGCATTCGTTGATGACTTTGGAGCCGGTTTGGTTAGTATCTACATGAAAGGCTCGACAGGTATGAAGAACGGCTTTGAGAAATTCGTGGAGCTACGTGACTTTATACGTAACTATACGAAGACAGGCACAGCTGGTCAAGAAGTAAAAGACGAACTGAAGTTTCATAACTATACTGACGAAGAGAGCTGGATTGTACACCCAGACCCAACAGGATTCCGTGTATTTCGTTCGAAAAGCAACCCGTTACTTTTTATGTACGAACTACGTTTAACAGCTCTCAGGAACGCTAAAGACCCAGCGCCTGAAATGATTACGAAAACCGAAGTTAAAACGACTGATTCACCTGAAGAGGGTGTGCAAGAGCAGGTTGGTGACGCACTAGGATCTAAGAGTACAACGAATAAAGACGTAGCAAATAAAGCGAAAGAAACGAAAAGTTCAGGTAACTCAGGTGATGGGGTTGTACAGAAAGTTAATGGTACAGTCAAGAAAGCGAAAACGGTTGTGTCTGATGCTCTTGGAGATTTTGTGAATGGGCTACAGGTATTAAGTAACGGGCAAGCCCAAGTACAACCACAAGCACAGACACAACAGAATTTTAGAGCGTTTGCGGTACAGGCACCTGAGCTAACATCGTTAAGCCCATACGTATCAAGCCTAGCACTAGACTACTACCAAAAGTTCCAAGAGGGTACAGCTGACACCGCGAATATCACGATCCCATCTGACTCTCTTGTTTATAAGATGATTTATGACGTACCATCTTTGCTGTTGCCTAAACGTATTACGGATACTATGCGTATGGTTATTCTTGAAACGTATGCTATCTATAAAGCGTATGAAGAGGATCGTGGTGCGTTTACCACTCGTATCTCGAAAGATGACATGACTAGATTAAAAGATAATATCCGTTGGCTCACTAGCAAGCTCGAAGACACGGATGATGAAGTTATTTATGATATTATCGATGGTCTTCGTGACATCGAGGTAGCTATTGGCCAGTACAGAAATACCAACTCGCTATTCCTTAAGGACGTTTCAAGTAGCATAAACGATTACAACGGAGGTG